ACGCTGTCGGTGTCGATTTCGGCGAGGCGTTCGCAGGAATCCCCGAGCAGCAGCTTCCAGTTGGTGCCCTCGGCCTCGTCGGTGATGTAGTCGGTCATGCGGCGGTCTCCCGTACTCGTTTCATTTCCGCGACCAGTTCGCGGGTGATGGTGTTGGCTTGCTGCTCTTTGCGGTTCACGTTCGCCGCTATCTGCGTCTCCAGGTCGGACACGATGACGTGGGCCTGCACCACCTCGGTTTGCCCGTACCGGTAGCAACGCCTAATCGCCTGGTAGTACTGCTCATACGAGTCGCCCAAACCGACGAACGCCATCCGGTGGCAGTGCTGATAGTTCAATCCCTGCGAAGCGATGGACGGCTTAGTGATGAGGACATCGAAGTCACCGTCAGAGAAACCGAGCAGCAGCCGGGCCTTGTCGTCCGGGTCCAACGAGCCGTGGACGTTCACCGCCCCGGGGATGGCGGCGGCCAGGGCGTCGGCCTCGGAGTTCAGGCCGCACCACAGGATCCACGGCCCGGGATTGTTCGCAACCAGCTTCGCGGCCCGGTCGACGCGGGCCGCCAAAGTGCGGCGGCGCATTTCGGAGCGCCCCGTCACCCCGCCGAGGTCGGTGGCGAACAGCTGCCCCTCCGCTTCAACCTCAGCTGCGACGATCTCGGGGACAACCTCGAGGCCGGGCAGGATGTAACCGGCGTCATCCCCACCCACATCGGATGGTTTGGTGAGGGCTACCGCCCACTGCGCCATCCACCGCATCATGGGTTGGCGGGCGTGGCCCTTGAGTCGCCACCCGTCCTGGTCGTGGATGAAGTACGCGGCCAGCATGTGGGTGCGGGACATCCGCCCCAACCACTCGGCCTGGTTGGTCAGCTCCTCCGGGTCGTTCGGGGCGGGGGTGGCCGAGCACGCCAACCTGTAAGGGATGTCGCGGGCCCAGTCGACCAGCATGGTTCGGGTGGCGCCGGTGGACTGCTTCAAGATGGATGACTCATCGAGGACGATGGCGTCGAACGCGGCCGGCGGCATGTTCTGCAGCCGTTCGTAGTTGGTGACGTGGATCTGCACATCACCTAGCGGGTCGAAGTCGTCCCACTCCCGCAGATACGCGGCGCGGATCCCCAACTTCGCGGCCTCGCGGACGGTCTGCTGGCACACCGCGAGCGGAGCCACCACCAACGGGCGGTCCCCGGACAGCCGCGCCCACTCCAGCTGCATCACCGTTTTGCCCATGCCGGTGTCGGCCCACAGGGCGGCGCGGCCGGTGCGGACAGCCCACTGCACCAGTTCGTTCTGCCAGCCATGAAGCATCGGATGAACGTCCGCTGCGGTGACATCGCGGCCGGGCTTTTCCACCTTGCCTTGTTTGCGGGCAAGGAACTCTGCGTATTCCATCAGCGGGCCGCCTTATCCGCAGCGACCTCATCAGCGATCACCTTCGTGAACGCTTCAATGGTTTCCGCCTGGGCGGTGCCCACGGTGTGGCCGTACTCATCCTCAAACCGCTGCCCGACATCACCCGGCACAAGGTTTTTGCGCTTGCACACCGCCAGGAGGGCGTCCTGCGCTAGCCGTTTCCGCGACGGCGGCTGCGGGGCATCAGGGTCGCCCTTTGACCACAGATCCAAAGCCATGCCGAAACGCATCCCGGCGTTGCGTAGCGCATCCCCGATAGCGACCTTGATTGCGTCCGGCCCCTTCTTGCCGCCGGCGTCGCCGTACCCGAGGCGGGTCACACCGCACACCGTCAAACGGATCCACAGGCCGCCGAACTCATCCAGCAGTGGCAGGCCGCGGTCGTCCAGGGCAACCGGCTCCCAATTCCAAAACGGGTCGGCGTCCAACAGGCGTGCCGTGATGAAGCCGTGGCCCACGAAGTCGAGCTGGATACCGCCCTTCGGGAGTTTCCCGATCTGGCTGGGTGGGAACGGCTCCCGCAGCATTTTCAGGCGATCCAAGTCGCCGTTGGGTTCACTCATCCGATTGCTCCCGCTTCTATGTCCTCGCACCACCGGTCGTTGATTTCGCACGCCCGCTTCGCAGCCTCAGCGGTGTCGAAATACCCCAGCATCAGCAGCGGGCGGCGGTGCCGAACCAAACGCGCCACCCACCGCACCTCCGCCACACCAAGGCGGTAACTCTTATCGGGTTGCACCGAGTAATGGCCCGCCACCACATCAGCGGTGTGACCGGTGTACCTTCGTTGAACCCACCGCAGCCCGCTCACCAGCCACCATCCCGGCGAGCCCACACCTGATCCCGGTAGTCCTCACGGAAGGAACGGTCGTTGTCGACGTAATCGACTGCGCAGTAACCGATCAGCCCCGCTGCCGCCACCACCACACCGGCGGCGAGCTGCACCATCGAGTCGAACAACCCGAATGCCGTCAGGAGCATCCCGATGATCCCCGTCAGGGCGAAACCCACCCGCAGCCTGTTCACACCGACTCCAACCAGGAGTAAAGGTCGGGGCGTGTGGCCGCCAACCCGCGGCGAACCTCCCGGCCCGACATGGGGCACTCCTCGAACAGCCGTGTGGGGTGCGGTTCGACAACACCGGACACCACCCACATGGATTCGTGGCACACGGGGCAGGTTTTCTTCTCCCCGCACGGCATTTCCGCGAGGAACCGGGACACTGACCTGTCGGTGATCTGCAACCTGTCGGCCACCTCAGCCAACGTCAGCTTCCCCAAAGGGACTAAACCGCCGGGGCATTCCTGCGCGGTGACAACTTTGCTTTCAAGTCGCCGCATCACCATGCGCTTCTCATCGGGCCGCAGCTTCAGGGCGGAACCCTCAACCACGAAATGAACAGCCAGCCAGTCGATCACGCCACGACCCCGCTATCTTGGGCGGCGAACGCTTTGAGCAGCGCCAGGTGGCGTGGGCACCGGTCAGCGACGGACACGGCGAGGACGTGGCCGGCTTGCTGCCAGGACAGGCCGTCGTCGTTGATGGATGCACCGACCCCGACGACCCCGGCGAAGCTGGGGAACTCATCCAGGGTGGCGCACACCGCCCACCCGTAGCGTTGGGCGTAGTCCAGTGACACCCGATCCGGGTCGGCCTTCGCCGGTGCCGCGATGATGGTGGCGGCGGCGATCAGGGAGCCGGTGCAGATCCCCAGGGCGAAAGCCCGCACAGTGCTGGTCCTCATTCGGACACCACCTTCGCGGTGCCGTTCTCGTCGTCCAGGACGATGCGGCGCGTCGGGATCGGCACCTCGACGCGGGTGATCGTGGAGAACACGGCCCGCCAGTTCCGCTCCGACATGGAGATGTTGAACGGGCCGATGTAGACGTGGATCAGTTTCCCGTCGTCGCTTGAACCGGCCGACACTTGGGCGGGGTGGCAGGTGTGGGTGTCCAGCGACCCGTACACCGGGTCGGGCAGGTTGCTACACTTCTTGATTGACATACCGTTTTCTTTCTGTGTCATGGCCCCGGGACTGCGCCAACAGCCCGGGGCCGCTTCTATTTGGGTTGGAAATCAAAGTGGTGGAACAGTTCCCGCTCCAACGCGTCACCGATGGCCAACCGGTTCGGCACCTGAAGGAGCGCAAGGGTTTCGCCGATCACCTGGGTGAGGGTTGGAGTGCCGACCGGCGCAGACGGTTCTGCGCCGGTCGGCGCCGCACCGGCGGGCCAGGGTGCGGAGTCATCGCCGCCGAACACGGCGTCGTGGATGTGGTTAACCCACGCGAAGGGCAGCAGCCGGCTGATCACCGCGCCACCCGGTTGATGCGCCTCGAGCGGCGGGCCACCTTGTTACGGGCGCGGCGCTTCACCGTCGCCAAGTACTGCTGCACACGGCGCTGCTGCTTCAGAGTCACGTCGAGACCTCCGCGACCAACGCCAGCTGATCGCCACCGCCAAGGCGCTTGTGCAACTCGGCCAACCCTTTAGGAGTGATGCGAATCGTCGGATCCGGGACTCGCATCTGCCCTGTGGCCTCATGCAGGAAAGGTGTTCCTAGTTTCTCCACTAGCCGGCCGCAGTCCACCTGGGTCTGGTACGCCTTCCAGCGGTTCGTTGCGCGGTTTCGGTAAACCCATCCCTCGGCTGCCATGAAAGAGAACAGCCGATCCCGCCCGATCTTGATGTTTGGGTCGCGGGTCAGAACCTTCGCGGCGTCGTCGACGGCGTAGTCGCCGGATGATTCGGCCATGTGCGCCCAAGCCGACGCGGGTGCCTCCAACGCTTTGGCGTGCCGTTCAGCTTCCAGTCGTGCGCGTTCCGCTGACTCGGCTCGCTCCTCGGCCTCGACGACCCACTGCGCCAGCTCCTTCTTGGAAGGTAGCGCGGGCTTGCTGTTGCGTAGTTCGTAGAACGCTCGGACGAGGCGCTTCTTGAAGTCGCGCACGATGTCGCTGTTGCGCATGTAGGTGAGGAGAAGTGTGGCGTGCTCCTCATTGAGGACGGCGAAGTTCTCTGGCCGACCCGGGCCATCCAATTTCCTGATTTCAAATCCGACAATGCCGAACTCCTCAAAGTCGGCCATGTTGTCGCGGATAAGCCGCATCACTGATGCGTGGTCGTTGCCGGTTCCCTCGGCGACGATCAGTGATGTGGTGCAAGCGCCGCCGTCTTCGGCAGCGGTGACCAGTTCGGCGCTCATGCGCGGGCCTCAGCGATGGCGTCGATGTCAGCGCGGGCGAAGAGGAAAGCGCCGTTCTTGCGGGGGAGCTTGGCGACTGGGGTGATCCGGCCGGCGGCGACCCAGCGGCTGATGGTGGCTTTGTCGATCTTGAGGATTGTGCATGCCTCTGTTGAGCCAATGATGTCGTTGGGCATGGCAGCGATAGTGCCACAGTGCAATGCACTGTGCAACTACAGATGTTGCGTGTCGCACAACAAAAACGGCCCCTCACCGAAGTGAGGAGCCGCCTTCCGCGTGGCGTCATGCTTTCTGCCGCGGCTTCTTCTGTTTCCTAATCGGAATGTGTGCAAGCGGGTCGCCCTTTAGCCGCCAACGCAGGTAATGTGTGTTGCACCAGCCGCGTGCTGCGTGCAGCTCGTCGCATCCATCAACCGTGCATGCCTCCGGGGTGTTGTCCTGGTTCCACAGAGTGGGGTCGTCGGTAGTGCCGTATTTCTTCCACCGGGAGTAATGCTTCCGGCACAGTCCGCGCGTGTAGGGGCCAGCCCCAGAACACTCCTCAACGGAGCATTCAAACCGCGTTTTCCGGGCACGATTACGGGCCACAAGTTCCGGCGCGGCACCCCTTCCCCTGCATTGATTAGAGCAATACCGGCGAGTCCTGCACGTTGGCTTAAAAGGCTTCTGACAGTTCTCGCACTGGATGGTGTCTGGCAGTTTTTTGTGCGCCCTGCCGAAACACTCCCGCGAGCAGTACTTGCCTAACTCAACCCCTTGTGATGTCAGTTGCTTGGCTACGAAACTAACTCCGCAGTGCTGGCAGTCCCGGCGCTTCTTTTCCTCCGCCCTCATGGTCAGCATTCGCTTGCTGCACACCATTGAGCAATACACCTGTATACCGAGCTTTGGCTTGAAATCGACTCCACAAGTGGGACACGGCAAGGACAGTGGGATGACCTGTAGGGAGGCTCTCCAGCATTCCTTGGAGCAGTGCTTGCGGTTGGAGTAACGCCTTTTCCCGTTAGCGTCCCGCTCCAGGATGATGGTGAATTCGTCGCCACATTGCGGGCAAATGCTGGTGCGTTCCCACCGTTCCTCGCGTCGATGCGCAACACCGAAGCATTCCCTGGAGCAGTACGTCCTTCTATCGGCCAAGCTTGGCTTGCGTATCTCCTGCTTGCCGCAGACCGGGCAGGTGAACAGCTTTTCTCTGCGTTGTGCCGCCCTGGCACACGCTTTTCCGCAGAACCGATGCTCAGGCAACCGCAGCGTTGACCGACCGCAATATTCGCAGTCCTTATAGGTGCCGGAGCACAGTACTTGGATGCGCCTTCTAATGGCACCCTCTGGACGCTGCGTCATTGCCATCATCTCAACGAGAGTGATGTCCTCCCGTAAGACGATGGCGTCCTCCGCTGCCGCCCACTCACCTGTGCGGAGGCTAGTGATGACCTTCTGGCGCTTGGCCTGCGCTCGTAGTCGAGTCCGCCGTTGGTATTCATTGTGATCAACGGTGAACTGGTCGGTCACGAGGCTTTGCCTTTGGGCTTGCCCTTCTGCTGCGCCGCGACAATCTCCGCGAACCGAGCCGCGATGGCTTCTTTGGCGATCTCCTCAACCGTGTCGCCCTGCAACCGGGCGATGCGCTTGTACTCGTAGAGCATCGTGGCGCCGATCTTGATCCGCAGGGTGTTCGCCTGGCTGGCGGGGCGGCGAAGATGCTCACGAACCACAGCGCAGTCCGCCGGCACTCCATTGCTGCGCTGACGTGCCAACGACTCGGCAATCACCGGGCCGACGCCACCAACCATCTCGACGATGTCCTGGAGCGGCACCTTCTCCTCCAGGAGCTGGTAGACCACATGCGGCCTGATTTCCTCTGCGAGCATGACGCCGCGCATCTCCCGGCCCCACGCTTCAGCGAAGGACAGGTAGCCGAGCGGCTCCCAGGCCCGGTCCTCAATGATGGCGCGGATGGTGTCGGCGGCGTTGGCGAAGTGTTGGCGCAGTGCGTCCCATAGGGCTGTGGCGTGCTGTTTGTCGTGGTTGGCCATTAGGGCACTTCCTTTCCTTCTGGTGGGTTTGCATCGAGCATGACAGAGTGCAATGCACTGTGCAAGCACAGTTGCACGACGAGCAGGTAGGTGGCACCGATCATCCCGCCGTGCAACACCTGTTGCGCTCTATCTACAACCTGTGCAACACTCGGTGCATGACCGTCTCAACCATCGGCCCGGGGGGGCCGCATATCCCCCAATGGGACATGTACGACCGCATGGCGAAAAGCCTCAAAGACGCGCACATATCCATAGCCG